CTAAGTATGGGAGCGCACGAAAAGAGCGCTGTAATCATTGATGGGACCGTACTTAATCGCGTCCTGAAGGTGATCGGGTGCCAAGTGTGCATACCGCATGGTCATCGCTAAGGACTGGTGACCAAGGATCTTTTGCAAGGTTAGGATGTTTCCGCCGTTGATTACAAAGTGACTGGCGAATGTGTGGCGCAGGACGTGGGAAGCCTGACCTGCAGGCAAGACCAGCTTTGTAGCGTCCAGGGTCTTGTCGAAGCTGTTGAGGCAATTCGAGAAGACGCCATGCAGCTTGAAGTGCCGGTGGATCTGTTGTTCCAGGAGCGGGTCGATCGGGATCGAACGAGCACGCTTGCCCTTGGTGTTCACGAAGGTCACCAGCCCACCGCGTACCCGTTCTGGCGTCAGTGCCTGAGCCTCACCCCATCTAGCCCCTGTAGCGAGGCAGATCGCGGCGACCATGGCTACATGGGGCGTCCTGCAGCGCTCATGAATGACTTCGAACAGATGCTTGACCTGAGCATCGGTCAGGTAGGCGAGTTCCTTTTCCTGCAGGCGTAACGGCTTCACCCTGGCCAGCGGGTTGGAATAGTCGATTTCCTCAAGCTGGTGCAGCACGTTGAAGACTGAGCGCAGATAGCCAAGGCGATTATTCAGGGTCTTGGGGTTGGCACCTTGAGTGAGCTGTTTTGCCCGGTACTCAGCGTATTGCTTGCCGGATAGCTTGATCGCTACAGGGTCGCCAAGATCCTTGGCCACTGCGTCCAGCAATCGGCGGCGCGCGTCACCGTCTGACAAGGTGTGGGCGTGAAGGGTGGCCCAGCGGTCGATCAGTGCAGAAAGGCGGCGGGTATCCCTGGGACGCGGTGACCAATCCGGTGTTTCGAGCACCTTGGCGCGGCATGTAGCCTCAAACCGCATGGCTTCAGCCTTGGTCTTGAAGGTCTTGCGGAAGCGCTTGCCTTTAACGGGTTCAATGTCGGCCTTCCAGCGGCCGTCAGGGAGCTTTTCGATTGCCATCAGACGGCACGCCCCCACCGCACATGCCGGTCCGTCAGAAGGTCCTTGATGTGTTTATAGAGATCGTCCTGGGTCATTTCCTTGGCGGCGTAGTGATCGCGGATGACCGGCCAGCAGTCCCATTTCTGCAGGGTCTTAAACGCCTTTTTTGCGCCCACCTTTTCCCTTGCCAGCAGGCTGACGAAGTTTCCCAGGAACAGCTCCACGTTCTTGCCGGAGAAGCCACGGGAGGTCTTGTAGTAGCGCTTGTATTCGGTGTCATCAAGCAGCGAATCCACGGGCAGATCGACGCGCACGTCGTCACGGATCAGCGTCCAGATAGGCTCAAAATAGCCAGGGCGGCAGAGCAGCTTGAACTGGCGCAGGCCATAGCGCCACAGGCCGTCCAAATGCCCCGCGAAGGCGGCAAAGGAACTGGTATCGATCAGCGCCCCGGACTTCAGGTCGATTGAGCCACTGGCGAATTGCTGGATGACGGAATGGTGATAGCGCAGCTCTACGCGCCATACATCGGCGTCCGGATCGTAGTTGTCCGGGTCCTGCGGATCGAAGCTGTCGCGGCGCTTCCAGACGCTTTCCCAGTAGTCGAGCTTGTCGGTTGCGCGTGCTTGCTCGGTCTTGTTGTAGATCGCCAGTTGCACGCCGCTGGCCGAACCGAACATGAAGGTTTCGCCACGCCCGTAGGTGCTGGATTTAGTGGTCCAGTTGATTTCATTGATGCCGGAGATATCGCGTTGAGTGCGTGCACGGCAGTGCATACGGGCGACCAGATCCACAGGCGGTTTCCAGCCTTGCAGATCCAGGGCGAGATGGACGGCGCACTGGTTGATTTCCCGGTGGGTCAGGACTGCCGAGGCGTAATAGTCCATGCGGTCTTGCAGGCGCTCAGGCGACAGGGCGTCGATAGCATGGGGCGAGACTTCGATTTTCAGGTGGGCGCCGATGGCGTCGATCTTGGCGTTGAAGTTCTTCACCAACAGGATGATGCCCAGGTCAGCGTTCTGGAGCTTGTACTGATAGCCAGAGTCTTTGCTGACACGGCCTGAGTGCCAGATCTGGCCAGCGAATTCGACCATGGTGCCGGGCTTCTCGAACAGGCACATGATCTCAGGGCGGATCAGGCCCCGGTACAACTGGCGCACGGTATCCACGCCACAGCGGAGCAGGCGAACGTCAGTCAGATCGGTGATGACGGCGGTATGGGAATCAAAAAAAACACGGCCATCCGGCGTTTCCTTGAATTCCCGGTTAACCCTGAGAAGGTCTTTAACTGCCATTGCTTGATTGCTCCAAATTGACACGAAACGACACTGGTTAATTGCTTCTTTCTGACGTGTTACAGGGACGTCAGCGCCCGCGCGGCGGCGCATCCGCGCGCTCGTGCCTCGCACGCAACCACACCGCCGCGCGTGGCGTGGACGCGTACCCCACTCATAGCGAACGCTCATAGCCAGCCACTGACGGCCAGGCAGGATTGCCAGCGGCCTTTTGTGGGGCTTGTGGAGTGACGGGCGAGGTTGAGGCGGTCTGCTGTTCTGGCGGCGGCAACAGTTCATTGGCGGGCAGCCGGTCAGGCTTGGCCGGATCGAAAGCGCCTTCGTTGACATAGGCCATGCAGCCCTCGAAGGACACCACCGCACGCGTGCCCTGCTGGGTGTTGCACCGGCAGCCGTACAGCCTGCCATCGCGAAAGCCCACGACGAACCGCTGGTGGTTGCGCTCGATCAGCTCGGTATCAGCGGTGTGCATGCAGGAGAGCTTTGGATAGGTCACCGGGCGGGTGACTTCGTCATAGATCGGCGCCGAGCTGGGCACATCGGGCAACCTGGGTGTTCGCAAGGCTAGATAGTCGGCCTCGCTCAGGGGCGCGCGCGTTGGCTGTGCTGACTGCTGAGCAGGTACGGTGTTGCCGGGTTCAACGGCCTGAGCCTGCGCGACCGCTTCGGGCTCAGGCTTGGTCTGTGCAATGCGTCGCTCGTATACGCCGTAACCGAAATACCCGATGCCCAGGACGCACGCGATCAGCACGAACAGGGCGCGGGGCGGCTTGAACTTGAAGTGGTGTTCGGAGCCGGGGGCGATGGACTCATAAACACCGAAGTATTTCTTGTCGATCAGGATGCGGGTGGATTGGCCTTCGGCGAAGTCGTTCTTCTTCTCCACATCCATGTTCACGCGCTCGAACTCCCAGCGCTTGATCACTTGGCCCTTGTGGCCCCGGACGTAGTAGATGTGCGAGTTGCAGAGCTTGCGGAAGTGGGTATCGATCAACCCAGGGTTTTGGGTGATGCAGTGCAGTTCGTGGCCCTTCTTGCGCATCACCTCGAGGGCGCTGGCGTATTTGGGCACGGCCGAGCCTGCAGGGCGAACCCGGAAGAATTCCTGGGCTTCGTCGATGACGATGATCGCGTTCTGCGGCAGCTCGTACCATTCGTGCGGGTTGTCGAACTGCGTCCAGACCGCTTGCAGCGCCTCATGGTCAGGCTTGAAGCCGGTGATGTTGTGATAGAACACCTCGCGGCCTTCCTTGGCCGCTTTGATGTCCACTTCCTTGATGGTGTTCAGGGTCTTGCCGTTGCCCTGCAGGCCGGTACGCAGGACGAACATTTAGCCGCCCGCCTTGTTGAGCAGGGCGAGGCCGGTGATGGTGCCGGTCACCTTGTCCATGCCGGCCAGCAGCAGGCGAGCAATCACCGCGGCCAACATGATGTTGATGGCTACGTCGATCTTGGCCATGCCCAGGATGGCAGCGGCCTGGGGCGGCACAGCACCGAACAGGCCTTTGACGTAACCGTCGACCTGATCGATCAGCCGGCCAATGCCCACGTAGCTGACGTAGGCAAACCCGAGCGAGGCCAGCGCCCGGAAGACGAGGCCCGAGACAATCGAGCCGAGGAAGGTGGCAAGCAGTGGCAGTAATGGCATATCAAGACCCCTTGAGTCCGCGACCAATGAAGACGGCAAAGAAGATCGACGCCAGGGCGACCACGATCGGCCCCATGGCGATGGCGAACCGGCAGAGCGGCTCCCAGCTGATTGAGTAGGTGCGGCCCATAACGCTGACGGTTTGCGGCGGTGGGCAGGACTGCGGCAGCCAACGGCCTTTGTTCAACGCTTCGGTGAACAGGCCACTGACGGGGATGGAGGATTCTTCGAGCTGATAGGCCTCACCGGCCAGTTCATCCTCGATCTGCTTTTTGACCTTGTCGTCATAAACCCACTGGCAAAGCTGCTCTTTGTTCTTGCGAAGGATCGCGCACTGGATGGCATCGCCCTCGCACTTGAGGTCAACGTTGCAGGCTTCACCGACGACGCTGGACTGGCCGCACTTGTTCGCATCTTTGGCCGGGTCGCACTGGCCTTCGCCGTCCCCGTTGCCGCTTCCGCCGCCATTGCCATCACCATCACCGCCACCGCCGGAGCCGTTACCACCGCCGGAGCCACCACTTCCGGAGCCGCCATCACCGCCGTTACCTCCGTCGCCGCCGTTGCCGCCACCACCACCGTTGCCACCACCGCCGCCGGAGTCGCCGCCCCCATCACCGCCACCGTCACCGGGGCCATTGCCGCCATCGTCGGTGGGGTTCTTGACGCAGGTGGTGCCTGACCAGCCGTAGCCAGGCGGGCAGCCAGGATCATTGGGATCGGACGGAGGAACGTCGGGTGTTTCCGGTGGGTTCAGCGGATCGCCAGGCGCACCGAGCGGATGGTCCGGCTCATTGCAGTTCGCGCCGGTGGCGTTGCCGATATAGTTGCAGTAGCCCTCGGTTTTAGAACCGGGTGTGAGGAAGCACGACGAGGCGCGTTCACTGGTCAGGTAGCTGCACTGGTTGTAGCAAACGGTGCCGGGCGAGCGGGTCGCCACGTAGTTGGCACCATTGGAGTTGATGACGCCTGCAGGTGGGCTTTTGAAGATGCCAGGGCTTGCAGCGCTGCAATCTGGCGGAGGCGGTTCACACTCACCTTTTGCCGGGTTATAGGTGTGATCAGGCGGGCAAGAATCGCCAGCACGAGAAACAGTTATTGCGCCGGAGATAGTGAAGTTGGGATTGGCCTTAGGGTATCCCCTCCAATTACATCGAATTTGATTGGGGTTGAGCATCACAGGGTTTTTGCTGCTAATAACACCCTCCCCATAGCCGGCCTTGCTAGCAGGGTTTTGCGCGTAATAGGCAGAACACGCAGCTTGAGCGCTTGAATACTCTACGCCGTCAAGAAGCCAGTAATAATCTTTGGCAAAACCAACCTGGCCCCACCCCATAACAACCAGCGCCACCAACAGCCGCACACCACTGATCAGGCGCATATCAAACCCGCCCGAACAGCAGCGCCCAGAACGCGGCGAGGATGATGACGGTGGTGAGCATGTTGGCGTCCATGGCTGGCCTCATGTGAAAAAGCCCGATAGGTCTCTATCGGGCTTTGTATTGCTGGGGTGCGCCTTACAGGGCGCGGCGGATGAACTTGAAGGCGGCGATGGCGATGATCACGCCGAGGACGATGCCGGCCACCTCGACGCCATCGGTCTTGGCCGCTTCCAGGGCTTCGGAGACACCAGACGGCAGAGCCGCGTTGGCTTGTTGAACGGTCAGCAGACCGAGGGCAGCGGTAGCGCCGAGGGAACGACGCAGGGTCTTGAAGGTTTGCATGGGTGTTTCTCCTACAGTTTGAGTGCCTTTTTGAGGACGAGAGCGCCGAAGACGATGGCGAACAGCACCAGGGCGTGTTCCCGGATCTGTGCGTGATCCTCGGCAGTTAGCCCGGATGGGCTGATTTCACTGAGAGCGATGGTCGAGAGCGTGCCGACGCAAACCGGGGTTTGGCCGGCGCTTTCCCATACGCCATCGCACACAATGAAATTCATGGTGCCTCCTGCTGCTCTGCCGAGCCGTGGCCAATGGCGGCAGGCTGGCGGGAGCAGTCGGGGCAGAAAGTGAATTCGGGCGCTGTGCGCAGATCCGGCAGCAGGTCAGGCTGTGCGGCGGGCTGGCCAAAGAGCTGGCCGATGGCACAGCCACAGCCGTCACACAGCACTCGATCAACGATCAGCACGGCAGCGCCCTCCGATTACGACTTGGCCGGTTCGGCGGGTTTGCCGGGAGTGCCTGCAGGCGGGGTAGCCGACTTGGCCTGAGCCTTCGCAGACTCAACGTGCAGCACGATGAACTTGCCGGCGTTCTTGGAGCCGCGTTCGATTTCGGCGGTTACGCGGACGGTTTCGAGTACGTCCAGGCCTTTGCAGGCGGCCCATACTTCGTCGCGCACGTCCTCGGAGACCTGCATGGAGAGCAGGGAGATACCAAGGTCTTTTTCGCCGTCCGGCTCATCACCGAAATAGAGTTTGATCAGGTCAACGTTGTCGAACTTGACGCGCTCGGCGCTGATGAAAGCCAGATCCATAGTGGTACGTGCCATGTGTGTTGCCTCGCTAAGTTGCGCGTTAAATGCGCTTTTCAGGTTTTTCAGGCCGAGCAGTCCCGTTAAGCCAACTTCGTGTTTTTGGCTTTGTTCGTTACTGGTGCCTGGGTCGGTTTGTTGCGGTTATCAGGTGAAGCGGTTGGTACGTTGAAGTCTGTTCACACCAAGGGCTTTGCCCTTGTCATCCCACTCTTGCCGCCGAGGGCTCAGGAGCGCGGGGCGGAGGAGCTGCCCCACACTCATGAGCGCAGGCTGGTTTGTCCGGGGGGCGTTCAATAGTTCGCTCTGCCCGTGCTTCCGTTCGACGGAACGATGAAGCGTGTTCCGACGAGCCGGGAGCGCGGCTATTGACCGATCCAGCATCGCGGAGGAAGCCCAGGCGGATAAGGCCGTACATGTAGAACGGGAGGATCATCACCAGCACGATGCCGACCAGGATGAAGCCCATCTCAATGACGCTTGGCGACTTATCGAACATTGATCACCCCATGAACGACCGGGCCTTGTAGGGCCATGACGATTTCTTGCCATTCCTGAACGTCCCAGCGTTCGGGAATGCCCTTTTGGTCGGCAGCGTCCTGTTGGATCTGTGCGCGGGCAAGCTGCTGGCTGGCCAAGGGCAACAGCTCAGCGGCTTGAGCGACGGTCAGGACGATGCCGGGCATTACTGGTACGCCTCGCGAACAAGGCTCAGCTGAACGGGTTGGCGAACAGCCGGTGAGCTCAGTTCTTGGATGACGTACCGGCCCCACTGGGCGGCCATGGCGTCGGCGATGCCCTGATAGGTGCGCGAACGGTTCTTCCAGCGATCAGGGCCGGGGGCCATGTGGTGCACAACCGGCTCGCGACCGTCGACGATTTCGGTCGGCACCAGTAGCGGCAGGTTCTCAAGCCAGAAGTGCGTTTCCTTGCGCTCGCCATGGCCGAACATCCAGGGCTGCACGATCTGGTCCGGCTTGCGGATCTGGCCGGAAATCACCGACTTCGGATTCTCCAGGGCCTTGAAGCGGATCGGTGCAGCCAGCAGATTGCGGACGAAACCCAGGGCACGCGCCTGGCGGCCATCGGCGATCTTCTCCGGGAACCAGCGGGCACCCGAGGTGGCGAGATCAGTGCAAGGCGGATGGGCAATGAGCAGATCCCAGCCCCAGTCGAGCACTTCCAGTACATCACCCTGGATGTGTTCGCCCTCGGTTTCGGACGGCAACAGGTCGCAGCTGACGGCATAGAAGCCCATGGCGGTCAGTGCGTCGCGGACACGGCCGGAGAACTCGCAGGCGACAAGAGCAGTTGGCTGTCTCATGCGCTCAGCCCTCCAGCTCGAACAGATCCCAGCGCGGGACGTAGGGCGTTGGCTTGCCAATGTTTTCCACCACGTACCAGTACCGAGGCGGGCGCGGGGTTGGCGAGTGCTGGGGACAGGTAAAGCCCGAGACCCAGCGGTAGGTACTGCTCACGTGCAGCCAGTGACCGTTCACCAGTCGCATTTGGCCAACGACCGGAAAACAGCGAACGGGGCGGCATTAGGCGCAGCGTGGCGACAGGCTGATAGGCCCCAGTCTTTTGACATAGCAGACAGAGCAGTCGCAGTCCGGACGGTGCGGCTGGTGGAGGTACTTGTTCATCAGCGGTTACCACCATGCGGTGCTTGCCGAGCTTGACGGTACGAATGTCGCCACGGGCGGCCCAGGTGCGGACGTTGTGATGGTCAACGCCGATGCGGTCTGCGAAAGCTTCCAGGGTCTCGACTTTCATGCCGTCCATTCCTGTTCAAGCAGCCAGTGACGGAGCATGGCGCTGTTGACCATGCGGCGTTTGCCGAGCTTCACGGTGGGCAGCACACCACGCATGGCCCAGGCGCGAGCTGTGTCGTAAGTGATGCCGTTGCGATCCGCCCAGGTTTCGATGGTTTCAACGTCCTGTTGCGGGCCTATCAGCTTGTTGGCGTCCAGCTCTTCTAGTCCCATGTCGTTCCGTGCCTATTCGTGTCAGTATTCGAAGCATCGAACTTGCTTCAGGTAAAAAGTACATAGGTACATATTACCTGAGGATTCTTGAATGTACATAGGACATGAGTGGTTTTTTTCAATGGCCTCCGGGATGACCGATAGGGCGCTTCAATTGCTGAGCGCGACCAGCCTCAAAGAGCTGGCAGAGGTGAACAGTAAGGACTACCTGCGGTGGCAGAACATCAAGCGCGGTAGGGCTCGCATCGGTGCGGACGAGGTAGAGCTGCTAGGGCATGCTTATCCGCAGTACCGCTGGTGGCTCATGACCGGGGAGGTCATGCCTGACAAAGGACAAGTCAGCCCCGAATACGAAGAGGCCAACCGAAACTTGCCCAATCAAAACGCGGGATAGCGATTACAACGGAAGTAGCTAGGCGCTGGTATGCCCGCGGTAAGTCGTAAGCTTAATAAATAGATTGCTGGATATTTTATGAGTAAAACTGAATTAAAGAAAAATGCAGAGGATAGTGCGAAGTACGCAAGCCTGCTGAGCGGATTGAAATATGAGGTTGAGGAACAGGCAGACGGCTATATATATTTTCAGGCAAACGATTATTACTATAGGCTTGACTACGATTCTTACTATATTTCTATATATTTTGGAGTCGCCACCAGTATTTCGGACGAGAACCGATTAAGGGCTCTGGATACACTGAATTCCACAAATAGAACCTTTAGAGCTGTTAAGTCTGCTCTCGGTGAGGACGTCTTAGAGCTGACCTGTGAGCTATGGCTTACAGGCGATGAAGATGTGGCTGCAGCCATCTCTCGATCAATTAGAGTCATTGATAAAGCTTGGGAGCATATTAGTGAAGAACTTCATGACGTCCTGTACGAAGACTAATTCATGGCACAAGAAAGTAGCTCTAAAGTACTAGGTGTTCCACAAGGTGCTGCTGCCTTTGTGGGGGCGGTAATAATTTTTCTCTCACAGTCTAATTTTTTTAATTCCGAGCTCTCTAAGATCCTGGCTTACTCGGCCCCTTTTGTTTCTGCGATAACTGCGGGTGTTTTTTCTTGGATAGAAGATTGTGTTAGAGATTTTCTTAAAGAGCGCAGGAGGAAGAATCGTTATAAGACGATTATTAGTGAGGGGGCAGAGATGCTTAAGGATGAGAGTCTTACTGCAGATGCTAAGGACAAAGTGCTGGCTGCAATGAATGAGGCAAGAACTATATATATAAATGGTCACCTCTCTGAGTTGAATAGTGATTTGAAATCAAGTAGGGCTAATCCTGCATCGAAGAATCGGGCCATAAATAAGCCCAAGAGAAAGATTGAGTCTGAAGTTGATTAGATGGCGCCCGAGGGGGTAAAGGTTAACTGTAAGTATGTGAAGCTTGATTTATGAGCACAAGGAGTTGTGATGAGAGTTGAAAAGGGCGATGTTCCTGATTATCTAAAGCCACGCAAGAAACAAGGCCCATGGCGAACGCTGGCGATCCTGGGTGTTGGCTCTGCCATCTTTTGGGGCTTGGTCACAGTATTTGCAAAACCCATCGTGATCGACGCGGCACAGCTAAAGCAGGCCATCCGTTTTGGCGGTGAACCCATATTCAGCCAGCAGCCTGCACAGCCACAGCAGCCACCAGCCGAAGCTCTACAAGGCAACGATCAAGACTGGATCAGATCCAGCCAAGTCCAACAGACCATCCAAGCTAACCGCGAGCTTGAAGAATGGTCACGGCAACGCGCCCAAGAAACCCAAGAGCGGCAGACTTCGTTTAACGATAGCAACTACAAGCCGAAGCCCATCGCAAACACCTACGCAGCGTCTACCTATCAAACGCAGCAAGTGAGCCAGCCACAACGGCAGCAGCGTAAACAGGCACGTGAGGTGAGCAAGTCTGGATACTGGTCTTGGGAAAATGGCCACCAGAAGAAGAGGGTAGGCGGAGAGTTTTCTTGGACAGAACGAAACGGAGTAATTGACCACTCCAGCGTCTGCCAAAACTATCAGAAAGGTTCTCTGATTTACCGTGATTGCAGGAAAGGCGCTAAGATCGCATTCAGTACAATGTGCGGCAGCTACGAACCCGCCTGCAATCCCGGCAACAATATGATGCCGTAATGAAGTTTCAATCCAAATCGCTTGCAGGCGGCGATGATTATATATAGGCCGGCTGAGTCGATTCATTTGAAGTGAAAGCACTGTTGTATCAATAATCTGCGGAGATTTGAGAGTGCAGCTCCCTCGGTTTAGTCGTGCGTATTTGGCTTCAAAGCTTAACAAGTTAAACAGAGAGCAGCAGTTGTTGTTCGGAATTTTGTGCTGTGAACGCATGATTCCTAACTATAGTAGATTCAAAGCAGAAACAGGCTGGGGTGACACTGATACGCTTGGCGAAGGTATTGAGTACGCATACAGATGTTTAGATAAGGAAGCTGATATTACGAAACTCGACAGGTTGAACGCTTTGTGCGAGTTTTCTGCTCCGCATGCCGATGATTTTGATTCTTTATATGTGAGTCTCGCTCAGGATTGCTGCTTTTCGGTGTGCTGCTTACTGGATTTCATCAAGGCGCCTAACTCACAGGCAATCGCACAGATAGGTGAGTTTTCAACCGATTCTATGGATTTATTTATTCAGGAAACCGAGGGGCTACTTGAGGACGATCCATGCCTAGAAGAGAAAATTAATAATCATGAATTGATGCAGCAAACTCTAGCCTTTCAGGAAAAGGTATTGAATGCCGTGGCTGCCGAGGCGTCTATTGGGTTTAGCTCTGCCAAAAAGTTAAAAGGCTTTCTTTTGAGTGAGGGAGACGGGCGTCTGGATAGAGAATAGCTGATCAAATCTCTAGGCTGCACTGCATGAAGGATGCCATGAATAAATTGAGTAAGTATTTATGAGTAGGCTTAAAGGCTTTGTTGTATTGGTGTGTTTTGCTTTCTTATCTCATGCTGCAAGTTATGGGGTTGAAAGGTTCTATAAAACTGCTGTGTTAGAGTACGTTAGTTCTAGTGAAAACCCATCCAAGTATCTGTTTATAAATGGCAAGCCGGATGAAGAGAATTTTTATAAGGAGGAAAGCGCTGCAGCTATTAATGAGGCTGCAGGGGTTTTATTATTATTCGATAGATACCGCCTTGCCGCTAATGTGTTTCTGCAAGTATTGCTTGCGGCAATTTTTTGCTTGTTTCTTTTCAGGAAGCGAGAACTTAAATAGAAAAGCGTCAATGCATTGCTCATGGCGTAGTAGGCCACAAATAATGAAGTATAGAAAAGTTAAGGAATAGCTTGTGAAAAGGGGAGCGCTATCAGTTGTTTGCGTAATATCGATTTTTCTGAATTTAACGCTTGCTTATGCTGACGAGCTTTCGAGCATACGCAAGGCTGCGAACTCAGGCGAGTGCGTAGTGATGCATGAAGGGCGAGAGGAACCAGCCATTGCATTAACGGCGTCGGCCTACAACATCCCCGCCTATGACAAGCAGAACACCTTGAAGCTGATATCTACATTCCTTGCGCACGGCTGCTCTGTTGAGGAACCTGATAGCGCCGGAATATCGCCAGTCAATGTTGCTGTATTGCTAGCAGAACCTGACCTGCTGCGCTTTATGCTCAAGGCTGGTGCAAACCCCTCTGTACGGATATCTCGGTCTAGACATTGGGCGAATGGAAAAAACAGCATCGAATTTGCAGAGCTTTTGAATAAGAAAAACCCAAGTGAACAGCGTAAAGAAATTATTAGAGTATTGAAATTGAACTAGGCCTAATCAGAAGGCCTACCATGCAAAATTTTGACTAATATCAGGGCTAAGGTAATTTGCAGCGCCAATTATACTAGCGCCTATGCATGCCAAGACCAACCTGTTGATGAATCTAAATAAAAGATCATTACCAATATTCTTTATCCACCATGCGTCAATTGCCATAAGGACTAGACAAAACGGTGGAAATACTAGTAGCGCTATTGTAAGGCCGGTTTGATCAACTGGACGCATAATCGCAACAGAGGCAACTATCAGCAGTAGGGCGATACCAATTTTGCGTATGCGGTGCGGCTTAGGGTTTTCGAAAGACGTCATCATATTCCTTGGAAAATATGTGTTTTAGCCCTGCATAATGATATGCGTACCAGTGGGCTGTAATTCGGTATGTTGATCGATTGAGCTGGCTGGGCTTTTTTGAAAGCGATTAATGATGAGTTTCATTTTTTAAGAAATTAATTTGCTTTTTAAATTTGTTTGGTCGGAAAGCATTTTCCGATAGTCGGAGACTTGGCCTGACAGAAGTGCTCGCCAATGTATGGTTTCAGAATGCTAGCTGTGAAGTGTATAGCTGCAACCAAGGTGGCTAGAAGTAAGATTGCAATTATATTCATGAGCTGGCTGCCGCCAAATCTTTTGCTCCATCGCATTGAAATGGAAATGATAGATAGACATAAAAAAGGAATAGTGCAGAGCGCAATTGCAACGCCTGTTAAAGTGATGGGTTTGGTAGATATTAGCGAAATAAAGATCAGCATCCCTGCAGTTGGAATATGCTCAAGCCTTCGTCGCCATGGATTGCTTTTCATTACTGGACGCATATAAGTGCTTCTGTGCTATTGATTATTTTGTATAGAAGATTAGTGAAAATGGGCCGCAATAAAGAACAGTATTGCAGAAATACTGCTGGGTTACGAAGAAGGCTACTATCGCAAATGCAAAGCTTAGCAGTCCGATTGATCTAGTAGCTTTGTATTTCTTGCGCTTTGAATAAATTAGAGCGAGTAGTGACCCAAAACAAGCGCCTATCGACCCCAGATAGTAATCAAGCCCAATGATGCCATGACTTGGAAAGATAGCTGTATAGGCGAGAGTTGCGATAAGTGGCAATGCGAAAGCCAGACCAATGCCTGTTAGGAAGAAAGGCACTGGTTTTATGATGCTACATATGATTACGCATGTAAGAGGTATGATTACAAAGGATAGGTTTCCGGTGGCCCCTAAATTTATGTGTTGTATAGGTTCAAAGTAATAATTAAAAATCGGCACTAAAAGCACGATAATCACTGAAAAGCTAAAATCACGCAACCTATCCATCGTTTTCCCTAACATTAGATTCAGGTTTGACCCACGTCGGATCAGATCCCTAGGCTGCTTGCCTAAAGGGTATTGTGTCGAAAAAGTGTCGAAAATACTGTGCTGCAT